ATCCACAACACCCAGAACTGCAGAGAATGCAAGAGGGTTAACACTATTTGTAGATACATCGAACCTGCCAGAGAAGCCATTGAAAAGCCCTATGGTAAACTGTAAACTGGTAGCCTCATTACTGGTTACCTCGTCATGAGGTAAGATCCCGTGAACGATTTCTGCAAATGGGCTAGGATAAATGGGTGCAGTAGAGGTTATTGATATTCCCCCTCCGCTTATTTTGAAGTCCATTCTTTGTGCACTCCCTAAACGGAGAGCTTCTTCCCGCCTTTTTAAGCTTAGTAGGTAGGAGAAGTAAAACTCTAGGCGATCGCTCCACAAAAAGAACCCATCTTGGCTAGGCAGGAACCTTACCCTAGACCCCTCAAGCATGAATTCTGGCATTGTGGTAGATTTAAAAAAGTTACCATAATCATTTAGGAAACTAGAATCCCAAACGCCGAGGTCGGGGATCTTGCCCGAGGCTATTGTGTGACCTTTCACATCTATAAGAAGCATCTCATCACTCTCAACGATAAGTAGATTACCCTTCCATATTCGAGCCGCGTGAATCCAATTCCCTTGTCTAGCCTTATATGTACCACCACCCCAAACAGCTTTCTCTGTATCCCATGTAACGACGGGGGCAGAGGATTTAGTCATTATATTAGTATTGCCTATACGAATATCTGCCCACGACCCCACTGATAGGTCTAAAATATTAGTCCCAACAATGCCGTACCCATTATACAAAGTGTTTTTTGCCAGCCAGTCTATAAAAGATCCATAGTTAGAGAGATCCTGATACCCTAAAGCCAGAGTGGAATCAGCCACCTGCCCTACTTTTGCGTAGTCGGGCAGCTTTGCATAAACCTCTACTGGACCTAGCGTACCATCATTATTTACCGACCATACCTTGCTTATACCATCGGTAATAAATATCTCAACGCCGCCAGCATTTATATGAATATGCGGCGGCGTTGTTCTAATAATAATATCAACACCATTGACAGGGGAGTAGGCACGAGAATGAATACCAAGCCTAAGCATAGACTTCTGTTCAGTAACGGCTAACGGATACCATTGAGCCGCGACACCTGCATCCCCATCAAAGGTGTAAGACATATTTAGCTTAATGTAATACTAAAAGTATCAATAGTTCCGGGGGAGTTGAGAGCAATAACCGTATTGGTTAGCTTCATATCACCTGAACCAGTACTTCCTGTAATTGAACCATCAATACGGGGTAGTGTTGTGGACGCAAGCCCATTATCTGCCGCATTACCACGCAATCTAAACCAACCTGCTGTGCCTGCTAATAACCCTGAATACTGCCAATTTTCTACTGCTTTTGATAATACAGTACCAACGGGAGCCGCAAAGTTAAGCCCGTTAGTTGCCGCACCCTCAGCAAAAGCCGCCGCGTTTAGCGTGGCTCTGGCAAGCAAAGAACCAACTGCCGCATCATCCGCAGAAAGTGGTTGAACACCTGAATAAATATCAACAACACAATTAGCAAACTGTGTTTTTAAGTCTTGAGAACCAAGAAGCTTATTTAATGTACCTGTGCTATATCTTACTGTCATGTTTTCACCTAAAAATGAATTTATCGCTATCGCAACGATAAGTTAATAAAGTTTATTATCTGCCGTCCCGTTCCCATCGGTTAAGACGACTATTTTTCTTAATCCTAATTGTTCAACCACCTGAACAAAACAAACATCACCAGTTGGTACGCTTAGCTTTCTTTCAGTCATATTCTCAAAAGGGAATAACTTACATAGCCCTTGATGCGTCCAAATAAATACGTTACCCAAGTCATCGGTAGAGTAAGGAACACCACTAGGCACACCATACTGAGCAATCCTCACCAAACTTTCTTCAACGGTATAAAGATAAATCTCATCATCTGTTCCAACCAATAATCCGTTGGGCGTACCCAGTAACATATTCACCTTGCCCGGGATAATAATATGGTCATTATTGAGATTAAATAAATTCCACCAAAAGGGCTGAGAATACCAAAGGACTGTTTGACCATTAGAAAACTCAGCCACCCATAAACAACTATCATAAAAAGCAAGAATATCAGTGTTTTCTGGTGCTGGATAAGATGTTAATTGAACGCTATCTAATGGTTCAGAAAGTCCATCTGTAAAAGATAATTCAGCACCACCTTGATTATATTCGCCTATAAGGTAATACTCAGTTCCGTTAGTATCAGTAGAATAAATACGCACAGAATACCCGTTAATATAAGTTGGCGTAATAACCAATCCTGAATTAACTGGGCAATCAATAACAAAAGGAATTGATGCCCCACCCTCTCTACCATCACTATCAACATAAGTACAAACTAACTGATATTGCCCAGCACTCAACTGACCAGTCGTAACGGTGACAGATAGTTGGTTAGGATTAGGAATACGCCAAGAAAGCACTTGGTTATTGCTATCTATCACTTGCCCAGTGGACATAAACACATAATCTGCCACTTCTAACCAATGGATATAAGCAGAAGGCAGCACAGGGGCTAAAGTTGTTTGCGATAAGTCTTGAGAAATTAGCTTCAATGATCCACCTTCGACAATAAATAACCGCCTTTCATCTTTTGTGGCGAAAGCAGATTGAATTGAACTAATAGGCGCAGCCAAAGAATAACCCTCTCTACGCTGTACCTCGCCTGTATCATCAATATCTACATTATCCGCACTCATTAACGACCCCAATGGAAGCCGTTTTGACTGTGTAGAATTATGAATGCCTAAGAATTTGTTAATCATTTAATGACTTTTTATATTTCCTATAATCTCATTTTATAGTCTGATAAAATCTTAGGCGTTGCTGCTTTTACTACTTTACCTGCTAAAGCCAGCTCGGCTCTATCTTTTACAATCTCAGGGTTTGTTATTAACTTGCTTGTTGTTTTTAGTGTAACAGGGTCTGTTGTATATTCAGTGATGGTCATATCCAATGGCAATATCTCAGTCGTCATACCGACTTGCACATCACCCAACGCACCTGTTTTCGGGTCTACTTGCTTCTCATAAATAGGTTGTGATGGTCTTCCTGTTTCAAGTTTGTATTGAGTTAGCCTTTGTTTTGCTTTCTCATACGCAATCACATTGATTAAGCCTTTATTATCAATAATAGCTTGATTTGCTTCTACTCTTATTGCTTCTAAGTCTGTTTTGTATTGCGTTAATTCAGTTTGTTCGGCTGTTGTAAGCGTGTATAGACCTAAAGCCACTCCCTGCAATTTTCTGTTTAAGTTTGCTTCCGTGATTTTGTCGTATTTTAGCTCAATTTCATATTGCGCTCGCTTTGTTATCTGTGCTTCGGTCATTGGTGTATTAGATAATTTATCAATAATCATAATCGAACTCCGTCAATACAGATGTCATTATTAAGAGCAGGTGCTACGGCAAAAACTACAGTATAGATGCTTCCATCATAGCTCACTGTGTATTCGTCTGTAATACCATTTTTAACTCTTAATCCACCGTTATAAACTGCGTAAGGTTTAAAGCCTTTAGGCAAGCTAAAGCTTGTTAATGCTGCATTACCTAGAAACCAGAAATCTACTAACTCGGTGTTTTTAGCTGCCTTTATTTGCGCTACTTTTTCACGCAAATTTATCGCTTGTTTATCTATTTGTACGCTCATTTAATTACCTTTTATCACTAAACCATCATTAGCAGATAAGCTGGTGTAAACTTTTCCAGCTTCACCGCCTACTCTGACAAGTCCGTTAAAAACTGAATAGTCCGTTGTTGTTGCAGTGTGTCGTAAGCCTGTGCTTGCATCATAATCAACCGATTTAACGTCTGAACTTGTACCTAAAAGCGTACAAGCTGTGTTAGGCTGAAATAACTTTTTCTCTTCGTTGGTGCTTTCTTTTATCTGCTCTTCTGTTATAGCATCTGCTTCAAAGTTAAACAGTGCCAACCAACCCCTCCATGGCTGCGATAAACTAGCTAACTGTCCAACATACAAGCTAAATAAAGCATTTCCAACTGATACAGTGCAAGCAATAGAGCCTTGTAGCACACCATCTAAATAAGCATATAACACGCCTGAAACCCGTCTAACATCTAATCTTCTAAATGATGTGTCGGTTAGTGATATAGGTACTAAAAGCTGTATACCCCCAACAGTTACAGCAATAGAACTACTCGCCCCTATCTTAAACACATCAATTTTATTTGTGACATTCCCTAAATCGCTTTGCCAGTAGTTAATCATGCGTCGGTCATTAACAGTACTATCTTTATTGCTAAACCATATCTTTAAATGAAAATCACCTGTTCCAATATCAAACCGTGGGTCATGTGCTCTTGATAAAAAATTAAGATTACTAAAATTACCAAAACCCATTAATTCTGAACCTGTTGCAACTGGTGTTCTAGTGATTGTTCCATTAACTAATAAGCCACCATTGTTGTAGCTTCTATCAGCTACTTCAAGCGTTCCGTTTCCAACTAAATTACCTGCCACAGTATCAGCTAACCAACAACCACGAATATCTCCGAACTGATATCCACTATTAAAGCTAGATGTAATAGTTGCATGTAAGCCATTTCCCCACAATGAGGGATTTGGCTTTATGATTGTTAATGAGCGGTTATTGTAAATAGCGTCCACTGCTGCCCTATTTATTAAACTATTCATGCCGTTGTAACTAATAGGGGAAGTTGTAGTTCCCCACATATCTGCGCTTAAAGCAGAAAATACTTTAACTGTGTAAGTAGTATCCACTAAAGTGGTATTAATAGCCTGTGCTAATATAAAAACATCATCAGCATTTGAGAATGTACTCCAATACACATAACCATCAGATATTGCAACAGACTTAACTACATTTACATTACCACCTAAATCAGTCCAATTACTTACGCTTCCATCCTCTGCTATTCTTGATACTCCGCTATCTGTAGCAACGTATACAATTGGGATAGGTAGACCAGTTGTACTGTCTATGGGGGCAGTTGGTAATACAGCCCCCACAATTTTATTTGCAACAAGCGAAACAATAGCAGGCATACTCACCACTGAATAATTATCAGTTATGTTATACGCATACAGTCCAGCCGCTGTGCTTGTAACGTACAGCATACCGCTTATTGCTAAGATACTTGATGCCGCTGTAATGCCTGTGATTGTCTTAATAAGTGGCAAGTTTGCATTAGTTGCATCGTAAATACTGATAGTTGTCGCTTCTAAAATATATATGCGATTGTTATAGCTTGTAGAGCCGATTGTTGTTGCTGTGATTAACTTTGATATAAGATTGAGTGTTCCAGTTAATCTATCGACTTTAGTTGAAACTACATCTTCACCTTTTACTAAGTCCGCATCTAACCCACTGCCAGCACCATCTACTCGCTTAATATTACCCAGAGCATCAGTTGGAGAATACCCGCTAACCATACCGACTTGAACTATAAAAGCACCTGCTTCATGCGTACAAGATACAATAGAAGTGCCAACTAACGGTATTGGCGTAGGGTTTTTGTCGTTATATACCCCATTAAAATAAGTTGCAGTTACAGTGCTTCTAGTTAGCCTAGATACCCCATCAAATACACCAATACCCAGCTCTCTATTACTGCCGTTGAGTATTGAGTAATACGCAGACTCATTAATAAACTCGCTTGAAATGGGTGCGCTACCTTGTTGCGCCCCTGTTACTATTAAATCACCAGTACCAACAGTGTTTGTCTGTTCAGATACCCATTTTCCTATGTTAGCCATGTGCTACCCCTTATCTTCGTGGCAGATAAAAATCTTTTCTAAACTCAATCTGCCTCTGTTTTATATGCTCAACATCTGACTGAATAACGTCCAGCTGAACCTTTAGCGTTGTCTGTGTTCATACATAGAGATAAAACCCGTTACTCCAGCTATTATCAATGCCTGCACATGCTTTTAACATCCACTCTATAATCCTTGTCACTGTCACAAATATCTACATCTCGTTTATAAGTAAACGGCATATAATCTAATAAACACATTACTTAGTATTTCCTTATCATTCTAATTAAAATGGTTAGGCGTTAATCTTGATTTCATATTACCGTTATTCCAATAATGCAAATGGTCTTGAGATTTCTTATGACCAAACACACTATCAAACTTAGCTCTATTAAATTCTGCGCGCTGTAAGTTTTCAGAATCAGCATCTTGAATAGAATAAAACCTGTACATAACCCAATAAGCCAAACTTTCATGCTGTTCAACTGGAACTTCCATTGCTGTGTTTGGGTATCTATAACCATCTAACAGCAATAAATCTACTGATAGAGGAGTTGGATGCAGTGTTAATGTATTTGCATCCATAAAGAAATAACGAGGCATACTCGACTTCTTACTCTCCCAACCAACAAGATTAAAGTCCAATTCTCGCTTTGTTGTTTTTTGTAGAACTTCTTGCTGTGATGCAATTTTAGCGCGTGTAATATAGAAAATTAACGGATCTATAGTGTAAGTATTCTGACCTGCAACTAGATTAATATCATGTGTTGAGTCGAGGCTTCCATATAATGACCGCTCGAACGCTTCTCTATTCGCTTCATCTATGAATGTATCAATAGAAGCATCAGAGACCAAGTAGGGCAACACAATATCGCCAGTCAAACTCCTTACATATTGGCGAAGTTCTAGCTTAGTCATTAGCTGATAATACTAAACGGATAAGCCTGTACTTCTTTAGAAGCCATTTCGCCCGTGTCATCATTGTATTTAAAAATCTCACGAACGGCATTATTTAACACGTCAACCACCGACTCCGGCACGCTGACTTCTTCACCACGATTAATCAAAAAAGTACGACCATTCACAGAAATAGGCACATTATTAGCACCTGAATCATTTTCAGTTTTATGAATAATAATTTTAATCCGCACTTCCTTGATAGGCTCTCCATTGCTGGTATCACCATCAAGCTCCAGAGCAATCCGCTCTTTTAACTTCACCAGCCCTATTTGCGGACTAAAGCTAAGCCCTAATGTAGTGGCGTAATTAATAACAGCGTCTCTATCATCACTATTTTTATAATCAAATTCTGGGTTCATTATTACTTCTCATTCAAATAAAAAAGGGGCGAATTATGCGCCCCATAATTGATACTAAATACTGCTCACTGCAATTTCCAAACGAGCGATCCAATTTTCATTGAGAATTTTAGCCGCAAAATAAGTTTTCCAGCCCACATACCCCATCTGACCTAAAGGATCAGACTTAGAGGGAATACCAGGATTTAAAACCGTTGGCGTAATCGCTTTCGAGCCTTTTAGCGGAACTAGCCCGAACGCTTCCTTGGCAATAACTAACAGTGGATAAACATCTGAATTAGTACCAGCCGTTGATACCGTAGTATTAGTCGCTGCTAAGCCACCTGCGTTGACCCACGGAACCAGCAAAGGCGATAAAATAAAACGCACATTTTCAACGGAGCCAGCTTCCTCTGGGCATAAAGGCTCACGAGAACCATATTGAGAAACGGGAGTAAACCCGGGGAGATTACGAATATCGGCTTCAATATCGGTATGACCAAAAGCGATAAAGCCCCCTTCAATTGCCTTAGTCGCGTAGTTTTCTGAAGAACTGAGCATAGAAGTCACCGATTTACCACGATTAGCACGTAAATTACGCGTAATCGCTCTAATACGAGACAATGAAATAACGCTATTCACCTGAGTGCGTAAGGTATTAGTGCCGAGTGCATAAAAAACATTAATGCCGCCTTTGATAGCGCCATAAGTGACCATTTCAATAGTTTCAGCGGCTTGCTCCCCTGATAACATTGCGGCATCTTTTAAAACCGGATCTTCAGCCATGTCATCAACACGGTCTGAAATTTGGCAAACACCGCCATACTGCCCCATTGCAACAGGAACATCTTCATATAACATTTGTTGTGAAGTCGGTGCTGCCCCTTCAACCAGTGGAGTGGTTGATACAGGAAAAGGAATAGGACGACGAAACTTAACGTTATCCGCTGTATTTTTTGGTAAGGGTTTATTTTGTCCAAATTTAGATAAAACTAAAATAGGCTCTGCGTGTGACAACATTTCTTTCGCTGCCCAACCGGCGGTACGTTGTGAAATATTGCCATAAAGTGTACTTGGCATGGTGTAACCTCATATAAATAAAAAAGTTAATATTTTTTTTCGTTTATAAGAGGGTTTTATTGAATGTGGCTATGACTATAGCGACCTATTTTCTACCGTCTTAATCCGAATTTAACATCCTTGTACTCGGGGTAATCCTTTCCCTGTGCCTCACGGCATTAGGGGTGCAGCATCTTATCTATCGTCTATTATCTTTATCAGCATAATAATTAAACGAAGACTCAAAATCATCATCAGCCTGTGGCTTTCGTGGCGCATTAGAA